CAAAGGCTATTAATCCTGGCACGGTATATAGAAATGGTTACGGACTATTTGACGTAATTACTCCACCATATAACATGTATGAATTAGCCAACTTCTATGACACATCATTTGCTAACCATGCTGCAATTGATGCTAAGGTAGAGAATGTAGTTGGCCTTGGATACCGTTTTGATATTGCAGATAGAACAATGCTTAGGTTTGAAATGAATCAAGATCAAGCAGCAGTTGACCGTGCTCGTAACAGAATTGAAAGAATGAAACTTGAGTTAAAGGATTGGCTAGAAAACCTTAATGATGACGACTCATTTACTAAAACTATGGAAAAATTTTACACAGATGTTCAGGCAACTGGAAATGGATTTCTTGAAATTGGTAGAACAGTAACTGGTGAAATTGGCTACGTTGGTCATATCCCCGCAACCACTGTTCGTGTTCGTCGTTTACATGATGGCTTTGTTCAGATTATTGGAAACTCCGTGGTTTATTTTAGAAACTTTGGTGCTAAAAATCCAAACCCAATGACTAATGATGCACGTCCAAATGAGATTATTCATTATAAAGAATACTCTCCATTAAATACATTTTATGGTATTCCAGACATTGTTGCTGCTATGCCGTCACTTATTGGTGATCAATTAGCCTCACAATACAATATTGATTACTTTGAAAACAAAGCAGTTCCTAGATATATCGTAACACTAAAGGGTGCAAAATTATCATCTGACGGTGAAGACAAGATGTTTAGATTTTTGCAAACTGGACTTAAGTCTCAATCACATAGAACTCTTTATATTCCACTTCCTGGAGATACCGAGAATAACAAGGTTGAGTTTAAAATGGAGCCAATTGAAAATGGCATTCAAGAGGGATCATTTAAAGAGTATCGCAAGCAAAATCGTGACGATATCCTAATTGCACATCAAGTCCCAATCTCTAAACTTGGTGGAGCAGATTCTGGCATTGCAGCAGCATTATCGCAAGATCGCACCTTTAAAGAACAAGTATCTCGTCCAGCACAAAAACATCTTGAGAAAGTTGTCAATAAACTTATTCGTGAAAAGACAGATATCCTTGAACTTAAGTTTAACGAACTAACCCTTACAGATGAAATTGCTCAATCTCAAATTATTGAGCGCTATGTAAAAACACAGGTTATGACTCCAAATGAGGCTCGTGAAAAGTTAGATCTTCCACAAAGAGCCGATGGAGATGAGCCATTTGTTATGTCTGCAAGACAGGCAACTGACACAAGGGCTAATTTAGCAGGGAATCGTCAAAGAGATGCAGAACGAACAAATAACAATTCTGACTCTACTACAACCATCTCTGGTCGTAATGCACAGGGTGAAGGTCGCTCATCTCAATAATTGAGATAAGTGTAATAATATTTGGTATAATGGATAACGATATGTTAATAAATAAGGCTCATTGGGAAACTACTGGCGACAGCGTTCGCCTATCAATGCCTATTGGTAAAGTAGACGTAGAGCGTCGCATGGTTTCTGGTTTTGCTACTTTAGATAATATTGATAAACAAGGCGACATCGTAACAACAGAGTCAAGCGTAGAAGCATTCAAAAATTTTAGAGGAAACTTGCGTGAGATGCACCAACCATCTGCAGTTGGAAAAATTGTATCATTTAAAGAAGATCGCTATTTTGATCCATCAGTTAAAAAGTTTTATAGTGGAGTGTATGTTTCAGCATATGTTTCAAAAGGTGCACAGGATGCATGGGAAAAAGTATTAGATGGAACCTATAAAGGTTTTTCTATTGGCGGTAACATTAAAAATTGGGATGATGCATATAACGAAGAACTAAGCAAAACCATCCGTGTAATTAAAGAATATGATTTATTTGAGTTATCGTTAGTTGACAATCCTGCAAATCAATTTGCAAACATTGTATCTATTGAAAAAGTAGATGGTAAAAATGTTGTTGGTGGATATCTTTCAAAGGCAGAAATTGAAAATGTGTTTTGGGATTCAGAAACTGGAATTGTTATGGTGTCAGAGTCTGAAAACGAAACAAGCCCTACATCAGGAAAAGCAATGCAAAACATTGGCTTTATTGAAAAGGGAGACAAAAATAATACAGAAACAATAAAGTTCTTAGTTGATAGTGCTAAAGGCATTAGTACAATTAAGATTACAAAGGAGGTTAGTCCTATGACTGAAGCAACAGAAGCAGTGGTTGACACTGCAGTTGAAGAAGCAAAGGTCGCTCCAGAGGCACAGCCAGCAGCAGTTGAAGAAACTGTTGCAGTCGCTGAGGTAGCACCAGCAGTTGAAGAAGTTGCTGTTGCTGCTCCAGAAGATGGCAGTGCAAATTCTTCTATTGAAAAATCAGAAGAAGGAGAAGTTGTTGCAACAGAAACTGCTGTAGCAAAATCTGACGAAGTAATTGTTGAGGCAGTTACAGAAGTTAAGAATTCTCTTACAAATGCCTTTGGCGATCTATCAGCAACAGTTAAGTCTCTTCACGAGCAAATTGTTGCATTAAACAAATCTCTTAACGTTGTGTCAGGTGAAGTTAAAGCCGTATCTGACGAAGTAAAAGATGTTAAGGGTTCTTTCAATGAGTTTGGCAAGCGAGTAGATCTTGTAGAACAAGATACCGCTTTCCGCAAGTCTGGCGATCTAGGCGAGATCGTGCAGTTTGAACCGTCAAAAGTTCAGAAATCCCTATGGGGCGGTCGTTTCCTCACATCAACCGACCTATTTAAATAAGATATAAATCACTAGGAGGTGAACAATATGTCAGAAGAAAACAAAGATCTAGAAAAGAACTATCCAGGATCAGGCGGAGCAGGCAATGAGATTAACTCTCAAGGCGGGTTCGTGTCTGGTGGCGTTGGTAGTGCTACTGGTTTGGATGATGCAGGAGCATCTGTAGGATCCCAACTTGGTAACACAGCAACTGCTGGATTTGGTTCAACCACTGGCGCTAACGCTGTTAACCCAACAGGTGTAGCAGGCGGTATTCTAGCACCAGAGCAGGCTCGTCGCTTCATCGACTACGTGTGGGATGCAACAGTTCTCGCTAAAGATGGTCGTAGAGTTACAATGCGTGCTAACACAATGGAGATCGAAAAGGTCAACGTTGGAGAGCGTGTTATCCGTGCAGCCGCACAAGGCGCAGTAGATTACACAAACATCGGTGCTACATTTACAAAAGTTGAATTAACAACCAAAAAGATTCGTCTTGATTGGGAAGTATCAACTGAAGCACTTGAAGACAATATTGAAGGTGGAGCACTTGAAGATCATCTAGTTCGCTTGATGACCAATGCTTTCGCAAACGATATTGAAGACCTTGCTATTAATGGTCTAGGAACAGGCGCAGACGCCTTCCTTTCAATCATGCCTGGCTTCGTAAAGCAAACTCGTGGAACAGTAGGAAATGCTGCTCACGAATATGCTGCAACAGTTGCAGACGACAACTTTACTACAACAGTAATGCAAGGCTTGCTATTAGCAATGCCTCGTAAGTACCGTGCACTTAAGAGCAATCTTAAGTTCTACGCAGGTACTGATGCTTTTGCTGGTATTGTTCGTAACAACGGTACACTAGCAGATGCTATCTCATCAGCATTCGCTGATCGTGTTGGTAGCACACAAGCAAACCGTCAAGAATTCCTTGATGGTGGAGCACAGACACTAGGTAACTCACGTACAACTCGTGTACTTGGTGTAGATGTTCTTGAAGTTCCTTACTACCCTGCAGGTTATGTCGATTTGACATTCCCTCAGAACCGTGTATGGGGTTTCCAAAGAGACATCACTGTAAACCGTGAATACAAGCCAAAGAAAGATACAATTGAGTACACAGTATTTGTACGCTTTGGTATCCAATGGGAAGAACTAGATGCAGTCGCTTATGTTGACTCAGATAGTGCTGATTCCTAAGATCTAAAAAATCATGAATTAGGGCGGGTAGCGTAAAAACTACCCGCCTTATTCTTATTCTGGTATAATTACAAATGAGCACAGGAGAATTATGAATCTAACAATAGAAGAATTATCAACTAAAACTGTAATGGCATTAAAAGCATATGCAAAGAAAAATAAGATAGAATTGTTTGAATCAACAACTAAACTTGAAATTTTAGAAATCTTGGCTAGTTGGATTCCACCAAAAAATAAAGAAGAAGAAAAGGTGGAGGAAATAAATAAAAATAAAAGTATGGATAATAAAATAGCCTTATACTCAGAAAGAAACCTACATATGGAAAATCTAGGTGCTTTAAAAGTAGGATACAACATAGTCTCAAAGGAGGCATCGGAAAAGTGGTTAACGCACAGGTTGGTAAGAATTGCACCACCTGAAGAGATAGCCTCATACTACGGTAAATAAAAATGCAGATATTACGTCTTCCCCCATACCCGCTTTCTGTAACTTATACAGTTCCAACCGCTAGCGATGAATACATTATTGTTATTGAAGACACCATAGAGTTAACTGAAATTGAAGAAGCCGTATCCTCTAATGCTGCAAAGAAAATAACCTATTCTTTAGATGATGGATTTATCCAATATGATAAGTCTTATGCATTAACAATTTACGAAGATGGCGGATCTTCTGGAGCAAACCTTGTTCGTGGAGACATTGTTGTACAGGATAATTTAGAAATTGTAAGACCTTATGTAGATCCAATAGCATTGGCTACATCTGGGACAGCAACTGATATTGCTCTTTATAAAGGGTATGAGAATATGGCAAGAAACATTATTGATGCCGAAGTTGGTGGATTCTATTACAATAGAACGTATTTAGAAGTAGTTGGACAAGGAAATGACTATCTATCGCTTTGGAAAAAAACTCATAAAATTTTGAAGGTATACGAAAATGCACAACTAGTATATGACACAGAAGACGAAGATGGACCAGAGTTAATAGAATATACTTTTTTAATTACTAAAGATAGAACAGCAATTACCAAAGATCCACTACAGTCAACGGATGCTGTAAATCGTGCAGAAAGAAGATATGCTCGAATTCCAATGGGAGTATCAGATTCTATTAGTATGTTTGATACAGAAGATAGTGGAAACACACAAACCGTTGTTCCTGGCGTAGCCTTTGCTGAAGGAGCAGATTATATTTTATTGTTAGAAACTGGCTATAAAGTAGTTCCTTATGATATTCAAGACGCAACATTAATGTTAATAGATGATATTAAGTGTGGCAAAATGGATTATTACAAGAGATACGTTAAAAGTTTTAGTACTGATCAATATAAAATTCAATATGATGATCGCTTAATGGAAGGTACTGGAAATATACTCGTAGATAAAATACTAAGCAAATACAAAGAAACGATTACCCGTCCAGGAGTATTATAATGGAATCCTGTTCAGAAACAGACTTCCTTTTTCCTATGAAGGCTGATGTTTATCATCCTATAATTAAACAAACCCAATATGGTCAAGCCAGCAAAGACTGGGTGTACGATAGAACAATTGTGTGCAATGCTACTTCCGTTGGTGGAGCAGGTACAGAAGATATTAAACCAGAAACATTTTTACAATATGAAAACAAACTTATTGCTAGAACAAAACAAGATCCAAGAACAGCCTCAACTGGCACCGACAATGCTGTAACAAACATCTTAATAACAAATGTAAGAGACTATGAAGGTAAGTTAATTTATAGAGAAACTGCTGGACCAAGGGCTGGCAGAGGTACTATCTATGAAGTATCAACAGTAGAACCATTTAGCGGACCTTTTAAGAGTATTGAATATTATAAAATGCTTTTGCGTAGAACAGAAAATCAGACAGTTGGTGACTAATGATTGTAAGAACTAATACTCAAAAATTTAATAAAGAAATGAACAACATAGTTAACTATGCTTTTGGGTTTTTAGATGGCGTACAAAAAGGTAAAAAGATATTTTTAAATAATCTTGGACAAGGAACAATACAGGCAATGGCTACATACGTTGATGTTTCTGCAAGGGGTAATCGATCAGCCCTTCACCATGTATACGAGTGGTATCAAACTGGAAGCCCAAACGCAAGACTTTTTGACATAAACTATACAGTTAGTAATTTAGGATTGAGCATTAGTTCAACATTTAGACAATCTAGAACAGTTAAAGAAGATTCGAATGTTCCTTTTTATAATAAGGCAAAAATTATGGAAGAAGGCAGTCCAGTAACAATTAGTCCAAAAAGATCTTCAGTGCTTGTTTTTACTGAAGGTGGAAATACAATATTTACTAAAAAATCTATAACAATTAGAAATCCTGGAGGCAATAGTGTGCAGGGTTCTTTTGAAAAGACTATGGATGAATTTATGTTAAGATATTTTAAACAATCATTTTTACGTGCTAGCGGAATATACGACTATATTAAAAAACCAACGGTATTTAAGAAAAACATTAAATCAGGATCTAAACTTGGTAAATCAAAAGGGGTAGATACTGGATTTAAATGGATTGCTAATGCAAAGATTGGTGTAGAATAGTATTATGACATTAAAAGTATCTGAGCAGACTGGCTTCCCGCCAACCTTTTTAAACGCTTATATTAATAGCGAACTTCAATACTTTAATTTAATGCCAACTGGACCTAATCCATTTCAACCATTTTTTCCTGCACAAAGCCCAATGAATATAGAAGATGTATATAACGATAGCCTATATATTAGAAACAACCCTGATGGAGTGGTAATAATGTTTGATAGGCTTATTAGATTTAGACCTAGTCCATTCTATAGACATAAAAGAGAACAGTTAGTTTATTTTATTTATGGTCCAAACCTTTCTAAGTTGTTTGACACAACAAGGGTAATTATTGAATGCTTAGACAGAGAAGATGCCGCAGCCCAAGATCTAAACTCCTGGGTGTCTCTAAATGACGTGTTAGATGAAAACGATGAAGCCATAGTTCCAAACGTATTTTTTCATAATATCAAGGTATATCAGGCAGACGAGGTAAGAGATATTGCAGAGTTAGCATCAGCCAGGACCTTATTTTTAAACAAGTTAGTCATTGAATATGACTATCACACATCAGACCTAGATAATGTCTCAAAAAGATATTCATAAATAGGCTTTATAATTAGGTTGAGGAAACACAAACGCCGAACAACTTAATAAAACTAAGAAAGAGGTGAACAATATGCCATATAGCCGTGGTACGTCAAATAACGTTATTGTAGGTGCAGCAGCACTTTTCATTAATGATAGTACATTGACTCCAACAACTTTAGCGTCATTAGCACCGCTTGATTCAAGTGAGTCTTACAAGACTACACTTTCAGGTGTTGCTTCTTACACAAACGTTGGTTACACAATGAACGGTCTTGAATTACAGTTCCAACCAGACTTCGGTGAAGTTCAGGTAGATCAAATTCTTGACGTTGCAAGACTATACAAGCAAGGTATGCAAGTAAATCTTGCTACCGCTTTTGCTGAAGCAACCCTAGAAAACTTGCTTGTAGCATTAGCATACTCTGATAGCAAACTTACAGGAAATAAAAACGCATCTACAGGTCAAACACTTAATTTAAGTGCAGGAGACATTGGAGATGTTCCAGTAGAACGAGGAATCGTTGCTGTTGGTCCAGGATCTGGAGATCCAGCAACATTTGAAGACAAAGAACGCATCTATGCAGCATATCGTGCTCTATCAATTGAGAACGTAACTGTGTCAGCAAAGCGTGATGAGCCTTCAATGTTTGAGGTTTCATTCCGTCTTCTTCCTGAAGATACTTCAGGTTCATACGGTAAGATCATTGATCGTACCTTTGGACAATCATAATCTAAATTTAGATTAACTTAAGACCCACCTTTAATTAGGTGGGTTTTTTGTTTTGCCTGTGATAGAATAGAAAGATTATGGCAACAACCGTTTATAAAAATAAAATAATCAAACTAGTTGATGGCACAGAACTAGACATTGTTCCGTTAAAAATAAAATATTTGCGTGAGTTTATGGAAGCGTTTGAAGATGTTAAAACTGCTAAAGATGATGATGAAGCCATAGATTTTTTAGTTGAGTGTGTAAGAATTACAATGAAGCAATATTATCCAGGTATAAAATTAACAAAGTCTGATGTAGAGGATAGCCTTGATCTACCAACCATATACACAGTATTAGATATTTCTGCGGGTATAAAGATTAATCAAAAATCTGAAGAAACAGTAAAGGATCAAGCAACAGATAGTGGTTCAAGTTGGTCAGATTTAGATCTTGCTAAGATTGAGTCTGAAGTATTTTTATTGGGTATATGGAAAGATTATCGTGAACTAGAAGAATCCTTATCTATGCCAGAATTAATTGCAACTCTTTCAAGTCGTAGAGAACTTGATTATCAGGAAAAAAAATTCTTGGCTGCAATTCAGGGAGTAGATTTAGATGCTCAGTCTGGAGAATCAAAAGGGCAAAAAGAATGGGAAGATATGAAGGCCAGAGTATTTAGTCAAGGCAAAGCAAAAGACGGTAATGACATTCTGGCTCTTCAAGGACAAAATGCCAGAAGTGCAGGTTTTGGT